TTCTCTATTTGCTTTGGAGATTGAATCGAACTGAGCCTTTAGTTCGGCTAGTTCTTTCTCCTTCTGCTTGTTTGCTTTACGCAACTGTTTTACGAGATCATTTGAGTCATTATTCTCAAAGTCGTCGTCTTCGTAGTCGTAGTTGGACATAGGTCCATCTCCCTTATTAGTAGTTGTCGCAGGCCTCATACTGTTTGGGGAACGCAGTATGGCTCCTACTGCCGGTCTTGGTATCTCTCTAGCAGGCCGGTAGTTCTGCTAGCAGGCTTAGAATGCGCCCGCTCGTTCGCGGGCTAGTGCGCCACCCGTTGTTCCGGCTTGACCGGAAAATGCGGCGGTTTCAAGTTCAGTCAACTTCTTACGCTGCTTTGCGGCTTCTACCGCTCCAGCGATACCGAATACTTCTTGCTCGGCAGTTGCCTGGGTATATGGTGTTTGCTTGTAAATCTCTGCAAGTTGCCCACCGCGAGGCGCTATCTGAGCAACGGTCTGGAATCCTTCACGAGCTTGCTGCCCGGTTACTCCATAAGCGCCAAGTTCTTCTGCTCTAGCCCTGGAACTTGCAAGGCCAGCCATAGCTGCGCCTGCGCCAATTTCAGCAGCAGTCACTTTACGCTTGATGTTTTCGATAGCGTTCTTGGTATCTAGCGCATAAGCCAAGATGTCGCCGTTGTTTATGGTGTCTCCATAGAACTGCTTTAGGCTTGTCATAACTTCTGGGTTAGCCTTCAATACACGGTCATACGCAGTCTGGATTCTGTCCTCTAGTTCGACTGGTGAAACATCGCCAGCGATGAACTTCTCGAAACCTGGCTGAAGAGTGATGCCAGTCACCGGATCTTTCTCAGTTCTGTAATAAGTCTCTGGCATACCATAGCGGCGCATAATGTCTTGGTATCTATCTTCCAACTCGATATACTCAGCCTCAGATAATGCTCTTAGACCTTGCGTGATACGGCTTTCATTTGCAGAAAATCGACGCTTATAGGCTGGCTCATTACGTAGACGGATAGTGAACTCCGCAGGGGAGATTCCATCCTGAATATATTTTTGCAATGGTGTGACCAAAGCACCTAGACCGTAGCGACTGAACTCTTCGTAGAGAAGCGAATACGCCGACTCTCCGGCCGCTCGCTTCTGCGCTAAAGCATCCCCTTGAATCTGAGCATACAGGTCAGCAAGCATCTGCTGGACCTTTTCAGCGGTAAGTTCTTCGTCTGCTTCGTCAATATCAATTTGTTCCCCGGCAAGAATTCTAGCCTGATTAGCCGCAATTTCTGCCTGGCTTGCTTCTACTGAAAGTCTTTCAGCTTCTGCTACATCAGACTTAATTTGCTCAGCAAGATCGATCTGCTCGGCGGCCTGCACAGCGGGCAATTCGGCCATAGAGCGCTCTTCACCCATACGGAATCTGCCAGCATTAAAGTTAGTTACTGCCGCTGGTTTCTTAGTCTTCTTCTTTTCGGCCATTATTACCCCTGGAATCCAAAGTCACGAAGCACCCGTAACGCTGCATCAGATACTTCTTCACGGGCTTGGTCTGTAAACTGCCAGCGAGCATCTTTTCTAAGTTGCTTCTGGAAGTCGAATAAAGTCATAGGCTTTTCTGGACCTATTGCGCTGCGTAATGTCGCATCATCCAGACTGATAGAGTTCTCTGGAAGTTGGAAAGTGCTTGCCATAAGCCTTCTGTATGGAGAATATACTGCATCTAAATCAACGCCACTATCAACCAATTTTACTAGATTATCAGGCAATCCGATAGAAGCGGTCTGGCGGATTAGATTCTTGAAGATATCTACATCCTCGCCATTTTCAACTCGCTTTACCCAGCCAGCAACTATATCTGGACCGAAGTTCTTTGAAAGATTAAGCCCGTTTGCAAGGGCAGTCTTGTTCAAGTCCTGTAGCGTTAGGTTTCTCTTGGCTGATTTAGCTTCAGTAAACTCTGGTAACTTACGAATCAAGTCATCCAGGAATTGATCGCGGTCTAAACCACCGGTATATTCGGTTACTACTACCCCGCCGATTTTCTTCTGAGTGCCTTTGGTGATTGAGGACTTTTTCTTTTCCTCAGCAATCAATTTATCAGAATAGAACCTGAGTTCTTCTGCGGTTGGTAGTCTTCCCAAAGTTGCTTGGAACCTTGCCTCAACCTTAGCAGCGGCCTCGGTTGGTGTAGAGATACTTACGGTTCCGGTGGGTACTGCACCTTTGCCACCCGCACCCTTGAGTACGTTGGTCTCATTTATCTTGTCTTGGATAAACTGATTCCAAGGCACCTCTTCGCCCCAGGAGAGAGTACGAGCATTGTTAGCTGCAATCGCTTGCTTATATGACTCTACAAGTGCATCTGTATAGACACCTACGATTGGGCCTTGATAGAAGTTAGCAGCCTTTAGAACTTCTGCCAGGTTCTGTCGCTCCTTAGGAGACATCGCCCGGACAATCGCTACGGCACCAGTAATTTCTTGCTGATAGTTACGAGCAGCGGCAGTCTCTGCCTGGTCTCCAGGAGTAGCATCCGTGACCTTCTCTTTTGGCTTTGGAGCATACTTTCCAGTACCTGCAATGCGTTCCTTTAGATCCGCTGCACGAGCCTCCAGGATTGCATTGCCTGGCTGGGTCTGCATAAGGGACATAACTTCTTGCAGTTCCTGCTTGGCTTGGCTTACTTCCTTAGCTCCAGCCTCAGCACGAATCTTTTTCTTATTCTTCTCAAAGTAAGAACTGCGGGTAGCCTCTACGGATTTTAGATTATCCTGGGCGCTATTGAAGTTGGCTTGAGCGGTCTCGATACGCTTGTTGATTTGCTCTGTAAGCGCAGCAGTAGCACGAGTACCAGCCTGAACGAGAGCCGACTTCTGCTTGTTTAATTCTGCTTCAGCAGCCTTGGCCTTCTTACGAGCAGCCTGGACCTGAGAGTCGCCGTCTAAGAAACTCTTTAGAGTTACTTCCGCCATCTGTCTCTTATCTCCTAGTCATCCAGTAATCTGCTAAACAGCGCATCGTATGCTGCTTGCGTATTTTCGTTATACTTTGCCAGTTCTCGGATTGTCCCGATGGTCGTATCTTTTGTAAGGTCTAGCAGATTTCGACCACTGCCGGTTAACTCAAATATCTCTCTTTGAGTCTTATAGTCGGTATAGGCCTTCATCATTTCGCGCAGTACCTTTTGGGTGTCTGGCCTGATGCCTGCATACTTTGGATCCGCCAAGAAGTTCTGTAAATCTGTCAGAGCCTGAAGCCGTTTGATTTGCTTCTCAGAACCTTGATTAAGTTCTTCTTGTACCAATGGCCGACCAGCGAAGAACCTGGACTTCCAGGAGTTAAACTGCTCCCTGGCAAAGCTGCGGTCAAAGTCAGATACTGCATACTTCAAAGACTCTTCGTACTCATCGCGCTTTGCGTAGTAAGTCTGAAGGTCAGATGCAGTCTGCACTTCTCGTAGGTAATCTTCAACTCGCTTGTTGCTGCGAAGACCCATATTAGCCATAGTCCGGTAAGCATCAAACGAGAATGCGCCCTTATGTGGAATCAAGAATGCAGCGGCTTCTGGATACTCCTCGAACATCCGCTTGTTCTCGTCGACGAACTTGCCAGATTCTTCAGCAAATCCAAAGAAAGCAATGGTCTTGCGCTCAGATTCAGTTACCGTATAAGGCACTTGGTTCGGATAGAGTTCTACCCAGCGCTTCATCGCTGCGTCATAGTCTCCGTCATATTGCTCACGGAGCGCATTGAAGGATTGCTTCCAGTTAGCCTGACCAGCATCCCTAATCCATTCTTGCATATCAGACTTCAACTGAATCGAAGGCGAGGCAGGTGCAAAGAATCCGAATACGAATCGAGCAGCAAGGATTGCCTTTGTGGTATTGGCAACCATCTCGCGGTATGTCTCAAGTTCGCTAGCAGACGGCGGAATCAACTCGCCGAATTCATCATAGCGCTTCGGTATACCGTGACCTGCGGCTTCAAGATAGGTAACAGCCTTGCGATATGCGGAGGCATACTGGCTGTTGCGCTCATCTGTATCCATCGCACTCAAGAATCTATTGACGTGCGCTGGCATAAAGCGAGATGCAAGGCTTTGACCTACTGAATACTCACCAAGGGTATACCTAGCGATTGTATCGCCCATACCTGGATCAAATATGCGGCTGGTTAGGTTCTCTATAACGGTCATAGGCAGCGCTGCTGCTGGACCTGAGAACGTAGGTAGCCAGGATTCGGTGTTTAATGATGGCGAAAGCATCTTGACAGTTCCGCCGAATTGGACTGGGAATGGAACTCGGAAGTCTTGCTTGATACCAAGTGCTTCCATTACACCTTGCATAGCCCTGTAGCCAGGAGCAAAGTGTGGATAGACAAAGTATTTCTCGCCACGATCATCTTCCTGGACAAAACCATTATGTGCTATACCGTCAAATGTAAGGGCCAGTTTCTGAATAGCCTCTGGATTGTATCTAACGATACGTGCAAGACGGCGGTAGAAGTCTTCCTGTGCGCGATAGAAACGAGCAAAGTTACGTACCGAGAACGATACCTGGCTGCGGATAAGTGGGTTATCCACGTATGGAAGTATCTGGGATATAGCCCGCTCTTCCACCAGATTGGCGAACTCGCGCTTAGCGTTTTCAAGTGCTGCTAACTTAGCGTCTGGATCTGTAATACCTTTTGTGAAGTTATCGTAGAAGGCCTGCTCGAATCCAGTCTTACGCATTTGCTTACGGATTCTAGTCACCTCGTATAATACAAGAGGCTGGCGAGATATACGGGCCGTCGATAGACCAAGCCATACCCAGCCCATTTGCATCAAAGGCGATGTATAGTTGTTTACATCTGATACTGGTACCAGCTCTGGTCCAACCACAGATGACGGGATTGCGTTGATATCATCAGGCAAATCATCCAGACTCAACTTGCCCGAGATTACATAGCGGTCAAGGTCAGCATCAAAGCTGCGGATATTGTCAAGAAGTTCAGTGTTTACCTTACCATTGTCTCGGCGAGCGACGATAGCCCTTGCGCGATTGTAGATAATCTGGGCATATTCATCTGGCGTTAGGTTCTTACCTGAAGACAAGATTGCGTCCTGAAGAACCTTCTTGTTCTTAGGGTCTACAATCCATTCACGCATAGCCTTGAGAGCCTTGGCAATCTCTTCTGGGTCATCAGATAGGTTAGCCAGAGCGATGGAACCTAGTTCATCGTTACCGTAGAACGAGATACGAAGCGCCCAGGAAATCATTGAGGCTTCGTTATTGGGAGTTAAACCAACTTCTCTAAAGCCACGAGCGCCCGCTGCTATGCCATATTGAGTCTTTAGGCCATTGAGATCAAGACGTAGTTCTGCTTGACGCACACCCAGGGACTTAGCCTGGTCGAATGCTGCATCGAGATAATTAGATCCGGCAGCAAAGTTAAACCCGCCTTCGGATATTGTGGCAAGTAGATTATCTACATTGCCATACAAAATCTGGTCTGTAAGGAATTCCAAGCCTTCGCTGTCTAACTTGGTTAAGCCAAGTTGCTTTGCGAATCGCTGAACTCGACCTGCAGTAAGTGCTTCAGCCATAATCTTACGCACTTCTTCTTCTACACCGCCAGAGATTTCCTTACGGAGACGGCGGATGCCAGCCTGAGCGCCCTTTACCTTCTTAGGATCCTTGCTGGTCTTTATGATATTTGTATATTCAGCAATCTTAGTTCGCTTTTCGGATAGAACCCTATCTACATCCTTGATGCGAGTTGCGTACTTTTCCGATTCACCCTTGTTAAGAAAACGCATTACCAAACCCAAAGGCTCTGCTGCGAACTTCTCACCAGCGGTAAGGCCAGGGGTCAAGCGCATTGCTGTGTTCAAGCGAGTTGAGATATAGCGATTCTTTGCGATACCCCAAGGACTGCGACCAATAGCGATATTGACCATCAAGTCTTCGATTGAGTTACGAACAGCGTAACGAGGTCCAGCCAAGGTCAAGAATGACCAAGCATTGGTGACGCTCTCCATATAGCGGCTGTTGGATACACCAACTAGACGCTGGATAAGACCGGTGCGGGATGCTGCTCGATCGATATCAACTAAACTAGGCGCAGTTACAAGGTTATTCATTTCGCTAGGTAGCAAGCCGAAGTCAATATAGTCATCGGTACCGGCCACGCTATAGCGAACCTGGCCCTTGCCAGTCATACGTCGTACAATCTGCTGGCCGCTTACGGTCATATTCATACCGCGTATTTCAGCGATAGTAGCGTATAGACCGTAGAACATATCCTTACGCTTGCCAACTTCTTCTACGCCAGCGAAGGTCTCGGAAATCAATCTAGCCTGACGGGTTGGGACAATGGTCGCTGCTAGTTGATAAATCTTGTCCGGTGCATCAGGTGCCGTTACATCGAATACATCATCCTTGAACAAAGGAATCCGTGTGAACTTACGCTTCGCATTATCGATACGACGTGAGATGTCATTGCTGGAAAAACGAAGACGCTTTACGCCTTTTACCTCAAGACCCTTTGCAGCTTCAATAAGTCGCTTTGGATCTTTGGTTATAGCCTCGTAGATACCATCTTGAGTCTCAGGTGCGCCAAAGAAATCGTCAACTAAGTTAGGTCCGATATCATCAATGTTGAATACTTTGTTGGCTCCGGTCAATACTGCCACTCTAGCCTTGCGCTTCGTGTCAAGGACGGGCATAAGGATACGACGACGAGCCGTTCCTGCAGCCATAATCTTGAAAGCATCGCCAGTATCCTCAAAGAAAGCCTGAGCAGACTTGGCATTATTGATTTCTGCCTTATTAAACAAGTTGACTACCGAGCGGCCGAACTCTGGAGCTAGACGTTCTACCTGCTTACGTGCTTTAGCAGCGGCAACTTTATCGCCACGTACAGTAGCCTCACGCAAATCCTTGAGATTTGCACCATAGTTGTCCCAAAATGCTGTGGTTTTTGGATTAGCCCAGTACGCAGCAGCCGCTTCTTTACTCTTCTTGGTATTTCCTAGGATAACTTCATAGGCATACTTGTTTACATCATAAAGACGCTTGGCTTTACCTGCGAGAAGTAGCGGATCTGCGAAGACTCGATAGGCTGCATCGACTGCGCCTGACGTCATCTTGTAGAAGAAGCCATTTTTATAGAAATCGCCAGGGACAAACGAGTCAACCAGGTTGGCAAAGGCACGACCAGGCGAATACTGTGCTGCGTTTACCGCTGAGATAGCGTCATCTAATAAGTCTCGATCAGCCTGCAACTTCTTTTCAGTCGCATTACCAAGGTTCTTGATGGAGCGGTCAGAAATCTGGAGCCAATACTTTTCTTCTTCGGTGGCATTGGCCATAAGTTCAGCGACTTCTTGTGCATTTTTAGCTGAACGAATCTTCTTGGCTACGCTTACTAGGTTCTTGCCGTACTTCTCTTCGGCAGCAGTAAGACGCTCTTCATTGAATACCTTTTGACCGTCTTTCTCGGCACGATCCCAGGCATCAGATAGGTTTCTATTCTCTTCAAGGGCGATGATTCCAGTACGAGCTACGCGAGTAGAGAGGTCAGATAGCGCTTGTGCGCCACGAAGAGCAAGCCCACCGGTGTAATGCCAGGCAGTTCCTAGCCAGCCACGGTTAGGCTTCTCCTCTGGAGACTCCTGACCGAACTTATTGACCAAATCCTGTTGCTCATTTGGTGTAAGTTTATTGTTGTAAATATCATTAGCTACTGGTGCCGGTAAATTAAGTAGAGTCTTGTGAGTATCCAGGGCCTTGTTAAGCCGCTCGATTTGCTTACGTTGCTCTTTTGACAACCCAGAAGCAGCCGCTGCTGCGTTTAGGTCGGCCATCAGTTACCTCGCGCTAGCGCCTCTTGATACAAAACGGTTATCTCACCAGTAGTATCAAACGGAAGCATACGTGCTAATGCGTCAGATAGACGCTCTTGTTGTGGAACAGCGCCTAGGATCTCTGGTCCTGGCCCTGGACCCCGCGTAATGCCTGCGGTAATCGGTTCATCTGGTCGCTCCGTTGGCGCAAACAATGGAGTAATTGGTGCTTGCGCTGCGGCTTGACGAACCTCTGATGCTGGTACGCCGCGAACATCTGGAGTCTTAGCGAGTGGAGCGCCTGACTTAATTGCAGCGGTCTCAACACCTTCGCCGTATGCGATTGAACCTAAATCCATATCTGTTCTCTTGGAGAACTTGCCTGGACCGGCAGCGCCTGCTAATGGGCCTCTAGCCATTTCCGTCCTCCATCTTTTCTAAATCCTGTGTGAATTGTTCCCAAGCCTGATTGACTTCATTCTTACGTATTGCGTTATATGTTACTAACTCTAGAATCTCATCTGATAGTACGTGTAGCGCTGTCATAATGTTATGAAAGAAACCTGCTATCACTACCATCACATCAGCAAGACGGATAGAGCGTGGAATATGGTTGGGTTCTCTATTCACGCTCTATCCTCTCGTATGAAATTACTTAAGCCTTCTTGCCCTTACGTCCGGCAGGGGCATATCCAAAGTCAACTTTTCCGCCCTTTGGCTTCTTAGTGTCCTTCTTACCTTCTGTTGGCTTCTGCACGGGTGCAGCAGCACGACCACCTTTTTTCATTTAGCACCTCCTTCGGTTATGCTCAACCTGCGATTTGCGCGAGCAAACTTGCTATATCGGGACGAGCGCCAGCAGCAGGGGCCGCACCAGTCATCATTTCTGGAGTTGGCTGCGAGGCAGGGGCTGGGGCCATACCTGCTGCTGGAACTTCGGCGCCCATCATTTCTGCTGGGACTTCTGGTTGAGGTTCAGGAGTGAACACTTCCTCAACAATCGTCTCAAGTTGCTTACCCTTCTGACGACCCTTGATAACTTCCGCGATTCGGGAAACAATCTGACTAGGATCTTGACCCTGTGCTGCAAGCGTTGGGATTGCTTGAGCGTATTGAGCAACAGCAACGCGCAAAGAATCGCGCATCTCTTCGATGTCAACACGTTGTTCTTCTTGAGTAACATTAAGCTCCATCGGAATCTCGCGGCGTACATAGTCACGCGATACCAACTTGTCGCTGCGCATCTGTAGCAAAGCGATAATTGCACGGTTGGGGTCCATACCGGACATAATTCCATAGCGAACATCGACGCCGTATTCGCCATTTATCTGCCTGCTTGGTACATACTTCATATTGAAAGGCGTACCGTCATCTACACCCTTGATTTCCTTGGTCATAGAACCAAAGATCTTCTCGTCAATCTCAAAGCAAAGTGATGTCAACTCGGTAAATAGGCGAGCGAACTGTGCCTGCGCTGCACGAATCTGGGTATCGAATCCAGCCTGTAGCGCTTGTACGCCACGACCGGTGATAACCGATGCGTCTACGTTACCGCTTCGTACCTCTGGGTAGCGCGAACCAAGGCGCAGTTCTCGCTCTAGGACACCAGATTCGGTGAACACCCCGGGAGGAAGTTCTAGCGGCACACGGCGAATCGCTTGTGGATTAGCAGAACGCATAATCGAATCAGGGCCAAGTGCGAGTTCTTGGACATCCTGCGGAATAGCGATAGGCGCTTGAATGCTTTTTTCTGCTGCTTGAATCTGCAGAACAGCAAAACGCGCACGTGCTAGTTGTACCGCTAGAACATCATCGAATTGGCCGCGGGCTTCACCGTCGATAGACGAACGGATTGCTACTCGTGCCAAGCACTTGCCAACTTGGTTAGGCAAGTTAGATAGGATCAGATTGTTTCGATCTGGCAGGTAGATTAAGTCCTGGTCCTTGTCGTGATAACGGACCATAGTGATGTAAGGAGAGCCAGATGCGTACTGTGTCTTGGTGACAATCTGGTTGTAGAACTCTGGATACTGCATAGCCAATGACTCAGCATCGGTATTGACAACCTGGGTGATTGAAATGCAACGACCAAAGCGGTCCATCTCAGGATATACACCGAATGGGTTTAGTAGTCGGATGCGAGGGTTGTTGGTCTCGTAATCCATCTCGACCATCGCTGGCAACATACCGTAGGTATTGAACCAGTCAGCTCCCTGGTACATCTGAATCTGTAGTTCGCTGGATGAAACGTAGTAGTTGGCGATGCGGGTTCTAGTATCTGCCGCCTTGCGTGCAGAGTCAGAAACCATATTGGTAGCAGCGCAGTTGAAGGATGGCAGCGGAGCCATAACCTCAGCCAAGTCACGAGCCGCGACATCTACAAAGTTGGCAACTAGAGGCTTTGGGTATTCCTCGGAGAACATAGCAGGATAGACCTTGCTGATATCTCCCTGACGCACGGATAGCACGTCGCGCATACGCTGATCGCGTGCGGCATACTTCGTCTGTAGACGAGTTACCTTAGCGATTACCTCTTTGGTTGTTAGCATTTATCTTCCTTAGATGAACTGTCGTTCTTGCTCTGCCAGTAGGCTGTCGATGTTTACTACTATTCGCTTGTTCTTCTCTGCGCGAGATAGGAACGGGTTTTTCAAATGATGCGTCTGGTGTATACCAGTATTGAGCATCTCCCTGGCTCTAATCTCACAGAACCATAGGGCCATCACCATATCGGTCTTACCTTTGGTCGTAGGCGACCAAGTAATTAACTGCTCTATCAAAGACTTTACATTCTCGGTCTGATCCGATGGTAGGTGCATCAGGTTATCGCGGTGGTGCTTACCGTCGGCCTGCTTAGTACCGAACAAGGTTGACATAGATGCCACACCGAAGCCTGCATCCCATTTGTTATTACCGGTGTGATGCTCTTTAAGTAGCGTACCTTTGGATGCTAGGAACTGCCTGATGCCTTCATCCTGCGTCAAGAAGGACTGGAACGCGTTGCGTTCTACCATCCACTCCGACGGGGTGTAAAGGTTTGTCCAATCAACGATGAGTTGTCTAATCTGAGCAGGTGTTGGACGCGTAATCTTGACAGCATCAACGATATATCTCTTATGAGTAACGCGATCAACAGCATAACAGATAGCGGCAGTGTCACCGACCATTGCAGGATCGAGGCCACAGATAAAAGAAAAGCCATTAAGGTCACGAGGGTGTCCAGGAGATCCTGGGACCAAGCGACCCGCCTTGCGCATTCCGTCGATGCTGCCCTTGACGCAAACCGGGTCAAAGATGGCGTCATCTGAAATATCTTGCTGCTGATAGATAAGCGCCCAAGTTGACGCGTCCATAGCTTGACGCTCTGCAAAAAGGTGCTTTCCGTTCCAGCGGGGATAGAGTCCATCTTCGGTCTTATGCTCATCGGTCTGCCCATCGAAAGGTTGGTCTGAGTAAGGCCAAAGTGTAACCCACTTGGTGGGGTCCTCATTGGTTTCAAGTAGGGCTGGCATTGCCAGATATGTCCAAGGGACCTGTCCACCAGGGTAACGGTCAGGGTTGCGAAGTTCTTTGTATAGGTCCACCGAGGCAACTCGGGTACCAATGACAATCAACTTACCCGTCGGGTTAAGACGAGAGCGAACGTCTTGAGTGAGCCAGCGGATTTGCTTCTCAAACTCATTGGCGTTCTTCAAAGTCACAGCATCATCTACGATGATCATATCGGCGCGCTTACCGTAAATCTGACCGCCGATACCGACGGCCTCGATGTTCGGGTCTTTCTCAGATGACTCACGGAGTTCGTCTCCGAAGACTACGCGGGTGGCCTGCCAGGAGGCAGACTTGGAGTTAAAGCCCACACCTGCCGCGTAAGCGGTCTGCAGGTCTTCATACATCGGATGTGTCAGGCGCTGCTTGATAGCGTAGAGAAAGTCTGCGGCTAGCTGCTGAGTCTGAGAAACTATAAGAACCCTGAAGTTCGGATTCTGGGCGACCTTCCAGGTCACATAGTCAACCGTGATGGTGATGGACTTGGCGTGGTTCGGCGGGATGTTAATCAGGATGCGGTTATCTGAGATGCCCTTCTCGTACTTCATAGAAGGGTGATGCCAGCTAGGTTCCTTACCTTCAATCACATCCACCAGGTTCTGCTGGTGTGGGAAGGTGGACTGGTGTAGGAAGCGCTTTCTGAAGGTAGCGAAGTCGATGTCGTGGACATCGGCCGAAGCGTAGGTCTTATCCTTCAGGCCTAGCCTAGTTCTATCCATCTTGTCGGCGAAGACCCTATCGGTCCTGCGGTAATACTCATAAGTCTTCATAGACTTACCAGCAGATCCGACTGCCTGCTCTACTGTCATCCCCTCGGCAACGGCCGCGAGTATGACTCGCTTGGCGATGTCGGCGGTATTTTCAGCCATCAGGCTCCTAAAATTTATTTTGACACTACACCCAACTAAATGAGGTGCGCTGCACCTCGCAACGGGCAACTCCCGAGCGAGCTACAGCGACGTGAGGGGTAGGTCTGCTCTC